CCATAAATGTAAAAACTTCATCGACCATTTGTAAATTGTTTACAATGCATAGTCGCTCATTCCAAGGCATAAATGCTTTGCCCTTTTTACGCTCTAGCCATTCATCTGAATTTAGGCCAACTACTAATCGATCGCCTAATTTCTTTGCTTCTTTAAAATAGGCAATATGCCCACTGTGTAGCGGATCGAATCCGCCTGTAACTAAAACTACTTTGCTCATGTAGATATTTATGTGCGTAGTTAATGATGTATATTTATTATGGTTTGTAGCAAGCTATTCCAAGATGTTTATTGTTTGGTTTATGCAAGGAGCGACAATTTATATAACCGCAAGATTCTAATAGTTGTATTAGCTGTACTGCATTATATCCACTCTTGTGTATATCCCAAGTTTCTCCAGTTTCGGCTTCTCTTTGCCATCCCCAAAATCCTCCTCGTGCATGAGCAATATTTTTACCTACTACCCACTGGTGTATATGAAAGTCCATATTAGGAAGCATTAAGTGCATCTCACCACCTGACTCTAATATTGTAAGACATGATTTGAGCCAGCGTTCACCTTGTTCAAATGTTAGATGTTCTAAAAAGTGTCTTGAAAAAATATGTGTTGCAGAATTTTTTATAACATGTTTATCTATGTCCCAAGCATTACATACAAAATCAATACCTGGTAAATTTCTAATATCACAAGTTTTATAATCTGGATAGGTTGGTGATTCACCACAACCGAATTCTAATTTCATTTTACAAAAAACTTTCTAACAAAGTTTTCAATAATAATTGATACTACTTTGTTGTTAACATGCCTCGGAGTGCCATCTTCAAACAATGTGGGGAAGTCAGTATGTGCTCCTACCCAGCGTACCATTTCAAAGCTTGGCCAGTAGTATGCATTAGTTGCATTTTTATATTCGTTAAAGAATTGATCAATCGCTACACGTAATGTCGACTTACTAACACAGTCACTAATAATAGTCGGTCTGCCCATAAACGTTGCATTAAGTGGAACAGGGCTTAGTGTAAAAATAATTGTTGTGTCTGATCCTGCATGTTGCACAATTAAATCATATATACGTTTCATGTTATCTACGTTTTCTTGTACAGTACTAGTAACACATTCATGCTTGTCAGGATCAAAATACTTTGCAGGAACTCCTCTCCAAAATACATTTTTAGTAGCCTTATCTCGCCACACTTCAGCTAACCCAAATGTAACTACTACACCCTTTGTGTTTTTAAAATGCTCCAATAGAGCCTTTTGTTCGTCTTCAGGCTCCCATTGATATGCGCCAGCTGTTGGATCATTATCGTACCAATATGCATCAGTACTACGGTCGCCAGTTAATGCCCATTCAAGGTATTGTCTTACAGCAAATGAATTATTAAGTCCTTCTGGAACATTAATGTAATCACTATTCTTACCATTTGCTTTTAACCAATTTCTTAGACGTTCAGCAAAGCAACTGCCCATTGTAACTACAGTGCCATCTGCAGGGAAAATAGGACTTGCAGGTCCATATTCTGCAAACACATATTCCTTTGCTAGTGTCTCTAAATCATCAAACTGTGATTTTTCTTTAGGAAAATAGCTTATTAAATTGCTAGTGTGCCATTTGCTTTTCTTTAAATCAACGTTGCCTGCAGACATTTTGCCGCTGCCTTTTGAATTTGCCATTGCATTTGCTAGTCTAGCCTTAGCCATATTATATTCCCTTTATCAAATGATGCCACGGGTCACCCCTAGCAATTTCGTCTTCGCGCCATTGGCAATAACCTAAGTTATTAAGCCACTGTTGTCTATCAAAGTATTCAAGTTGCTCAAGTGTATTTAAGTTCTTGTTTGAACACTCCCACGCCATTGAACTAGGGCATAGACTAAACGTTGGTATTCCTTCACATATACTTTCAGTAAGTGCATTACTATTGAATCCAACTACAGCATATGCATTTTTAAAGTCTTCGTATAATCCTGCGCCACCTTCAAGATTTCCTGAGCCATGCATGTTTGTACTCATTGTAATTCCGCTAGTGTCAATCTTTGCAAGTGCTTGACGTTGTCTATCCATTCGTGCAGGATGCATTCTGCAGACAATAGGTCTATCTGTATATTTGCGTATTTCTTTAATTGTCCAAGCTATAAAGTTATCAAAGGTTTTGTGTGTTGCCATTAAGTTTTTTAAACTACTGTCACCCGGGCGTTGCATTGCTAGTAGTATATATTTGCCGTCATTGCGCCAGTCTTTAATTTCAATACGTTGATCTTTTTGTATTTGCTCCCAACGATCAGGTGGACAATTTTGATTATTATAATTACCTTCATCTCTAAAGTAACTAGTCCAACTATATCTATGGTACGCTTTTGTGTTTGGGGGTTGCGGCATGTTGCGTCTAAACACACTACTTTCAACAACAATATAAGGCTTGCCGCTGTCTCTTATATGTTCGTACTGTGGTCTAAACTTACGAAAGAACTTGTTTTCTAAAATGTTAGCTTGTACATATACATCAGCATTTTGGATAGTTTCTTGATCTGTCCACGGAACTACTTTAAAATTTGGAAGATTAGGCAATGGATGTGTACGGTACGATCCTTCAATGCCAACAACTTTTAGATCACTTTGCATTATCGAAGAACAACCCTCTATTTTTTACAAATGCCTTACGTCCTTTCTTACCTAAGTTTAAGGTAGAATTAGCCCGAAGTTCTTTAGTCTTACTCTCATTTAGTATAAATCCATACTCAGAAAACTTTGCAACCCAGTAATCTTCTTCTTGCAAATTAACATGATGGTGACCGTCCCAGCCTGGAGGTGCATATGTAACCACTGCTGATTTTGCACACTGGAATGTTTTCATATAGTTTGGCATGTACTCTTCTTCTACATGTTCTAAAAATTCTACACTCCATACTACATCATACTTGTCTTCTACTATAACTGGGCCTGTAGTATAATCATGTATAATAAAGGATTCAATATTAAATCTAGTAATAGTATGATCGCCATCTACTCCGAGAGTAGCAAGGCCTCGTTGGTGTGCAAGTTCTACCATGCCGCCGGGTCCGCATCCAATATCTAAAAAGCTTTTTACTCCGTTAGAAATTAGCCATTCAAATGCGCCTTGGTCCACATGTGTCTTATTCATGTGTCCGCCTAAGTGTGGTGCTAGTGTAGTCATTGGGAATTGCTCCATTAAAATTTATACCTTTCAAATTGATTTGTATATTTAGGATTAAGTTTGTGTGTTCCTTTAAGTGTTAGGAATACACTATTTAAATTTTGTTTACCCATACATATCCAATCCGGATGTGCGTTATTAAATTCATAATGTTCAGCACACAAATTAAGTATATCTTGGTCGTGCCCGTATTCCCATTCAGGAATTTTCTTCTTTAATAAGTTATGGACATAGTCGTGTCTAAACTTACCATTGCCAAACGTAACCATTCCGCACAACCACTGATGTAGTGCTTCGGATTTATGATGTTTTAATATTGTTATATTAGAAGTTGCTTCGATAAATTCTTCTTTTGTAAATTCTTTAGTGCATACTGTGTCTGCATCTAAAATCATTACTAGGTCATCTTTAGGCAATTTGCCCTGTGCAACTATAAATCTAACTGCTTGTAAATATGCAATAGATACATTAGAGTTTACTTCTGTTGTATAGTCAACTCCTTCTACTTGCTCAAAGCCTAGTCTAGGATTTACTATATGACAATGTAAATTTAACCAACTATGGGGATTGTAATATCTAGTACTTTTTAAAAGTTCAATACCCCATTTGTCATAATATGCTTGGTCGCATGCTATCAGTATGTGCATTATGAACTCTGTATGCTAAAACGTTTTAAAAATTTATTATGCAATTTTTCTTTACCCTTACCTTTGCAATGTACCATAAATGCATTTATACCACTATTGTTAAAAGGACTTTTATTGTTTACTGGATTAGGGTTTAAGTTTTTAAATCCTAAAAACCCACCTTCTTCAAAACTTAATCGTAGTTGATAAAAAATCCAACTGTCGTGTGTTTCTCGCAATTCATCTAAATTATTACCTTCGTAATATTCTTCAAATGCTATTAGAAAGTTTTTTGCTAACGGAGTTTTAAGGTTATAACCCATTAGCCCACATTCATCATATGCTGTTTTAGTACTTGATGGTCTACCAAGATATGAGATACATGATTTTGCAGGAAACTGATCAGCTAACCATTGCATAGTAATATACTCGTGCATAAGAACATCTGCATCTAACCAAATAAGATAGTTTGTATTACAGACTCTAGCTTCTTCAAATACAGGAAACGTTTTGTGTGCAAATTTTATTGCATTCCATTTAAACTTTTTTGTCTCTTTAACTGGAGCATTGCCATTATAATGCGGATCGTCTTTGTGTGCATTTTTAAAATCAAGTAACTTAGGACAAGTAGAATAAATGTCTTTAAGTGTAACTCGATCTTTTAACGATCCTAACTCAATTTCATCTTCAGAATAAATTACAAGCTTAACTTCAGCCGGTAAGAATTGTGCCCAACTTTGAATATTTATTTTGGAAGTTTCTTCCCAGTATTTTTGATTAAGACTTGTAACGATAGTGTACATAGTATCTCCCCTATATAGTAATTATTAATTAGAGGAAGTACTGTACACCAGTTACGGATTTGTTACAGACTAGCATCTTCCATGCCGGCAACTCTTAACTTAACTACGTTAGTAATTTGCCATTGCTTTTGATCAAGTCCTTTTAATAAGCCTAACCACTTGTTACGCACAAGTGCAAACTCATTAATAATTTTTTCGTAGTCAACGACATCTGCCTCACCGTCTACGTATTTTTCAACGTCACGGCTTGACAGAGCTCGTTGGTAGTTTTCTAAGTATTTCTTAAAGTATGAGCTACGCAACCTACGTAACTCAATATTTAAGTAGTGCAAGATTGCTTCAATTTCTTGAAGCTGATTAAAACGATGCTCAACGATACCGGGCATTTCTGCCGCGGCACGTTCAACATTACCTTTAAGTTTTACTTCAACACGAGCATCTTGTAGCTCGTCTTCAAAGAACTGTACAGCACTCGGTATCTTAGATACATCTCGTGATACTTCGCTATACCAGCCCATTAGTAATCCTCGTCAAGGTCGTCGTTATCATCGTCAACTTCGTCCGAATCAAGATAATAGTTTATTGCTTCATCTAAAGACGAGCTTGAGCCTAAGGAAGATATTAGTGTTTCATCTGGTGTGCCGTAATCAGCAAGCAAATCAACATACTTCTCAGCTACTAGTTCTATTTGCTTCTCAGCAATATATTCTTTAAATAATCCCCAAATTTCTACTATTTGTTCTTCAGTCATTTAGCACAGTCTCCTCAATTTGATCAATGGTTGCTTCTTCTTCAACTTCAGGGGTATTTACCACTGGAGCCATTTTCTCGTTATATTCCATCATGATCTGATCAAGCTTACCGCCGACCATCCATGCCTTACGATACTCAAGGACTTCTTCGCCTGCTAGATTAGTATACCTGAGTCGATTGCCTTGCTTAACTAACAAGTTCTTCTTCTCAAATAATTCAACTAAACCACTGTATGGATTCATACCAGTTTCATAAGGAATCTTAACCTGCACACCTTCGAAAGGTTTTGCATAGCGTGTCTTCATTACTTTACAACCAGCACGGATACCCATAACTTCTGAGATCTTATTGCCGTCTTCGTCTTCTTTTAACTTCATCTTTTTCATTGCAACAACAATACTTGATGCATAGATAAAGCCTGCGCCACCACTAATTTTATCATCTGGGTCAAACATATCTTGCGATGCATATGTGTGGTTAGTACATACTAGTCCAACGTTCAATGAGCCAATCATGTTAACTGTGTTACGAACAAGTGAAGTCAATGCCTTAGGCTTACGACCCATATCACCTTT